TACATTCAAAAGGACGAAGTTAACACCTTTGCGTTAACGCTTACGGAAGTTACTACAATCGTAGACCCTTATTATTTGTTCGTGTTTGAGGGTGAATTTAACACCGCTACAGAACCTGTTTTTTGGGTTGGTGCTGACACGTCTAGTTTTCCAAATAGATACAACCTATTCACCTTAGAAGAAGGCGTAGACCTTACGCTTATTCGCGGGCAATATACATACAAGGTTTATGAAAGCGTAGACCCTATTGTAGTAGACGAAAACACGAATACAAACGGACTTAATTTAATAGAAGAAGGTCGCCTAGTAGTTGCGGGCGGTTCTATTTCTAGTATATACGACTAATAAAATGGGAATTTTCGATAGATTCAAACAAGCAAAACCCGAAGTTGTCGAGGGCTATCAAAGCTTTTCAACTCCATTCGGTAAAATAGGACGCGGTGACTTGTCGTTACCTTACGTTAACGGACGTTACCAAGTTTCGGGCTATGTGCCATTCGGAAGTGACAACCTTTTTCCAGAGATCCTTAACCAAATTTACTACACTTCGCCTTTACACGGGGCTATTGTAGACTTTAAGGTTAACGCAACTATCGGAGCGGGGTACGAATTAAAGACGGACAAGCTTTCGCCTCAGGAACTTCTAGACCTATATACTTGGGAAAAGAAAATGCGCCTAGCTAAGTCGGTTAAAGCCGTTACTAAACAACTAGTAATGCACAACCGCGTTTATTTTAAGCTACATTTTGACGAAAAAGGTAAGCTTCATAAAATCGAAAACGTAAGCCCTGAGAAAGTCCGCGTAAACAATACTAAAACAATGTATTCACTTTGCGACGACTGGGCCTCACGAATAGACGTAGAAGAAGTAAAGCCATACCACCCACTAAACGGCGACAAATTCCAGCTATATAGCTACGAATTGCCGTCAATCGGACAAGATTATTACCCGTTACCGCAGTATTCAAGTGCTTTAAACTTTGCCTTTTTGTCGGGCGAACTTTCGTACTTCGCAAAATCGAACATTCAGAATAGTATTTTCCCAGCTTTCGCCATGATGTTTCCTAAGCGACCGCAAAGCGAAGAAGAAAAGAAGGTACTACGTGACACTATCGACCGCATGAAAGGCGCTGCTAACGCGGGTAAGGGTGTGGCGTTCTTTGCAAATAGTCCCGACCAATTACCGAAAATCGAAAGCATTCCTACAAACCAAAACGACAAACTATTTCAGGAAGCTAGCGGGTTAAATACCGAGCAAATTTGTTTTGCCCACACTATCGACCCTATCTTAATGGGGGTTAGAACTACGGGTTCTTTAGGTAACGGCGCAGACATTAAACAAGCTTACGTAATCTTTGAAAAGAACGTAGTAATTCCGTTGCGCGAACAGGTTACCGAAATCTTTAGCGAACTACTTAACATTGCTAGACTAAAGGCGGACTTTACTATTAAGAATTTCCAAATTATTAACGACACAATCGTAGAACGTGACGAAAAGACGGCTTATATTATTGACTCGTTAAGCACTCTAGAACCTAGCCTAGCGCAAAAGGTAATCGAACAAATGACACCTAACGAAATTAGGGCCTTAGCTGGCTTACCACCTATTGAAACACCTGTGCAATGATCTACTTTATTACTGAAACATACTTAAAGACGAACACGCCTATTACTGCTAACGTAGACGTAACAGACGTAACGCCATACATTGCTACACAAAGCGACCTTAGAGTTCAGCCAATTCTAGGAACTACGTTTTACAAGTATATGCTTAACGCGTACAATACTCAGACCTTAACACCTGACGAAGAAACGCTAGTAGAATTTATTCAACCTGTAGTAGCTTGGCGTAGTGCTGAGGATTCCGTTTTCGGTTTGTCTTACCAACTTAAAAACAAAGGACTTCAAACACAATTTGGCGACTATTCGGGTAGCGTTTCACGTACTGAGGTTGCCTTTGGTATGGAGCATTACGCACAAAAAGCTAGTTTCTACGAACAACGTTTGATTAAATACCTACTAGCTAACAAAAACCTATACCCGCAGTTTACTAGTCTTACCAATAAGGACACGGACTTACGCCCACAAATAGAAGCGTGCGACTGCACAGGGACTTGTTACGGACGTTGTGGCCAGCGCTACAATGACAACGGCTATAATAATGCTATAATGGTTTTCTAATGACTGAGTTTGCTGCAATAGTTAAGAAGTACGGAGTTACAGGGGTTCTTTGCCTATGGTTATGGCATACAGATAACCGACTAAACAAAGTAGAAACTGCGCTTTATGACTGCTACAAAGAACAGACGTTTAGACAAGCTACAAAAACACGAATTGAATTTCCTGACAAGTTGCTAGCAATACTACCAAATGATAAAAAAACTAATAAACGAAACCTTAAGGCCTAGCGGTAAGTGGTCTATTAAAAGACTAAGCGCTTTTACGTCTTTTTGGATCGCGGTTCTTTACGCCTTTGCGCCTTTAGTTACTACCTTCAAAGTACATGAGTTCGTCTTTGTTGGGTTGCTAGGTTACTCGGCTACGTCTTTAGGTCTAAGCGTTTGGAATAAAAAAATACAAGAACCCCGCGCGGACGCATACCACTAGAACTGCCCCGAGCCCCCTCGTTGATATTGTCGGCGGGGGTTTTTACAAATAACGTTGAAAATGGTAAGAAGCTATACCGACACCGAACTACTAAACAAAATAAAAGAACTAAAAAACTATTCGGGTATTCCCGCTGGTTATTGGTTGCTAGGTGTTCGTTCTAAAGAAGACAACCCTAACGCATTCGACGACAAAATTTACCTATTCAAAGGCAGTCAGTTTATCGAGGTTACTAGCGCCACTACAAACGCGGGAACACCAACGTTAAAGCAATTCGAAAAGGTTAACAAGAAAGGCGCAGCGGTCCTTAAGTCTGAACAATGGTATTACGACGTTTGGAAATACGGAAAACATAACGGCAAAGTCGACGCATTACTACAACTTGGCGCACCTGTTCAAGTCTACAGGGACACGGACAAGGATTTAAAGAGCGAAGAAGAAGGCATTCTAGACACGGGTTATTTTGGTATTAACTTTCACCCGAACACGTACGACTTAAGTAGGCCCACTAGTAATTTAGTCGGGTGGTGGTCGGCGGGTTGCCAAGTAGTAAACAACGTTACCAAGTACAAAACTATAATTCGTTTAGTTAAACCTCAGAAATATGTCACGTATTGCCTCATTAATGAATTTTAAAGTAATTCTGTCGCTATTTGTTACAATATTTGCGACAAGTTGTTCGGTTAATTACCACGTTCGCAAAGCCATTAAAAAGGGTTACCGATGCGACGAAATAGCGGACACAATCCGTATAACTTCTATCGACTCAATTCCGTACGTTTTAAACGACTCTATTTACTTTGAAAAGGTATTAGTCCAAAAAGATACAATCGTTCGCTACAAGCGTTCTTTCGTGCCTAAAACGAGGTTAGAAACACGTATTGAATACAAACTAAAACGCGACACGCTTAAAATGATAGAAAAAGTTGAGGTTGTCAAATGGAAAACGGCGAAACGTGAAAGTGCAAAGCCTAATATTTTATTGTTAGTTTTGGGTTTTGTAATAGGAATGTTTACGACTTACCTGTTACGTAACTTTAAAACAATTCTATGAAGCAATACAGATACAGACTAACGCCACAGGAAGCGGACATTGTAAACCAATACCGCGCTATCAAAAAACAGGCGAACATTTTAGGACTCGACGATAAAGACGTTAAGCATGGCTGGCTCAAAAACAAAGACGCTAGCCTTTTCTTTAAGAACCCAAATTTTGAAACTGAGTTCGACGTTAATAAAGTCGACTTCGAAAAGTTGTTTACTGACGTCCCTAAGATTGAAGTAACTAAGGTTAAAAAGAAGGACTACAAAGGCGAGTTTGACAAGCTAGTATTTACTGACGTACACGTAGGCATGGACGCCAGCGACAAAGGGCGCAATATGTACGAAACAGAATGGAATAAAGCTATTCTTTTCTACAGACTTACGGAAATGGTAAACTTCACCCTAGCCAAACAAGAAAGTAAGATACTTTATATTTCGGATCTAGGCGACTTTCTAGACGGGTTTAATGGTAACACTACTAGGGGTGGGCATTCGTTGCCTCAGAACATGAGTAACCAAGAAGCGTTCGACGTGGGCTTTATGTTTAAGGTCCGTCTTTTAGAAGCTCTAGCCCCGCACTATGAACTTGTAGTAATGCGTAACGTCTGTAACGACAACCACTCGGGCGACTTTGCGTACTTCGTGAACCAAGCGGTTAAGTCCTACATAAACACGCAACTAAAAAACGTACAAATAATTAACCAAACGTCGTTCATAGACTGGGAACTAGTAGGTAACTATTGCTTTGTTTCTACTCATGGTAAAGACACGCATAACTTAAAGTTCGGTTTTAAACCGAAGATTGACCCAAACCAAGTAAATAAAATAGTAGGCTATTTAAACCAACAGCAACTTCTTAATAAAGGGTACGAAATAATTTTCGAAAAGGGCGACTCACACTTATATTTATTCGACTCAGCAACTAGCGACGTATTTAAGTACTACAATTACCCCGCGTTTAGTCCGTCTTCTAATTGGGTAGCTACAAACTTTCAACTAGGACGATCAGGCTTTGTACATTTTAACTACGGGTTATTAACAAAGTCAATTAACGAATACTTTTTTAAATAACTTTACGCTATTCATTCATAGTCTTGTTTTAAAGCCATTCTTTCGGGGGTGGCTTTTTTGTTTATCGCGACCTGCATTACTTTGATTTTTTTGTTTATTGCAACCTACATTTCGCTATTCGCGAATTAAGAATGTCAACTTTTAGGCTCAAAAAACTTGACTATTTGTATACTTTATAGTTGAAATTACTTGACATAATCGGTAATTAACCGACTTTAAAGTGAATGCTTGACAATCTTATGTATAGAAAATGGAAAAATTCATGCACAAGACGAACCTTATGTATAAAATAAGGGTAAAACCTTACAAACTTTGTCACAAAATAAGGGTAAAACCTTACGAAAATGTAAAATATTACTTTTGCTTGTCGTTACGAAAGCCCCGTAAATACTACAATTCTAAAAAAATGTTAAAAATATTTGTTAAAAAGTTTGCGTATGTTGATATAAGGATATAATTTTACACTCGTAATCAGTTAAACAATACACTATGAAAACAAATGAAATTTTACAATTTATTCAAGCACGCGAACGTCAACTATGGGAAGAGTATTTAGAAGCACGTGAAGCAAACGGCAACTTACACTCAGTAACTAAAACACATTACTACGTGTGGTTAGAAGTAAACGAAATGTTAAACCATATAACAGGTAAATAATGAAAGCAATAATTCAAGAATGGCGCGAACTGCCCGACTACGACAAAGACTTTTTTAAGCACATTGTAATTTTCTTTATTCCGATAGCATCCGTGTTTGTATGGCTTGTTTCAACCAACACACCGCCCGTTTTAGACACGGAATTAAAGAACCCACAAACTGAAATTAAACCTAATTACGAACTTAAGGGGTTTTGGGCAAAGTATGCACAAGGAGTATATACTAGAAAATATGGCAAATAAATTTTATTTCGAAGAAGGCGACGGCAGCACTTACAGCCGTTTATTAGACGTATTAATTTACCGCGCTTTAGACGATGAACTTATAGGCGTGGCAGAAATCTTTTATAATGATGACCAAATCAACGACAAACAAACTTGGAAAATCGAAAGTACAAACTTCGAGCCTACAATTACAATCTACGAAGCAGACGAAGCACTTGACGAACTTCTCGAACGAGCAAACCACGAATTTAACGACTTCGCCAACCGATGCCATGACGACGAAGACTACCACACCGACGGGAATTATTGGTTCATTTAGGGACTATAGACTTTCTAAGTACTGGGACAACTTTAACTTCGAATTGTACGACCGAATTTGTGAAATAAAAATGACTCAACTATGAAATACTTACTTACCTATTATATTGGATCTAGACCCGTT